GAAGGGTTGATGCGCGTCCAGAAGCCCGACAGGTACATAAATACAAAGGAGAGTTCCATGAAGCGGTTTTTGATCGCAGCTACGGCTTTCGGGATGTGTTTGAACTGGACGGTGGAAGCCCATGCAAAGCCCCGCCGCCAGTACCAGCAAGGCCAGCCGGTCCAGAACGTAGTGCGAGCCATGACCAACACCGCTCAAGGGGTGGCCGAGGCCTGTGCCCGCATGGGTCGGCTTCAGCACATGGGCGGCAACGGCGGCATGATGGAAGGCATCGGGATGGCCAGCACCCCGGAAGCAGCGGTCAGGAACTGCTGCTACTACGGGCAGATTGCCATTCAGGATCAGGGTGTAGCTCAGGGGCCGAACGGGATGTGGTACGCCTGTATCCGAGGTAGGTGATGGACGAAAACCTGTATCCCGAGCTTCCCTCAGAGGGCTCCGATGGTGGCCCGTTTGAGGCCCCGCCGCAGGACATTATCCCGCAAAAGAGGATGGAGGATGCCCTTAGGGCTATCTCTACCTCTTGGCTGTCGAAGCTCAAGCAGGCCCAGAAGCACAAGAAGCCGTTCTCCGATGACTCCAAAGAGTGCATGAACTTCTTTGACGGTCACGGGGACTGGTTCTGGAAGTCTGACGGCAAGAGCGACAAGAGCTATTCCAAGCTGGCACCGCCCAGCTTCAGGATGTGCATCAACAAGGCTTTTGAGGCTGTAAAGCTCTTTGGGTCAGTCATTTACCACCGCAACCCGGTAAGGACTGTCACCCCAAGGACGTTCCCGGCGATCCCGCCACAGGCCATGGGCATCGACCCCAGCCAGCCGCCACAGATCGATCCGATGACCGGGCAGCCCATGCCCGATCCCATGCTCCAGCAGTACATGCAGGCCTCAAGTCAGATAGACATGATGGAGGAGCAGAGGCGAACGGTAGCCCAGCTTGTAGAGACCTACCTGAATTACACGCCCGTGGAGTTGAACCTCAAGGAACACTCCAGAAAGGCTGTTGACGAGGCCATTATCAAGGGCATGGGGGTGTGGTGGACCGAATTGGTCGAACTCCCAGCCACAGAAGACGGCCAGACCTTCGGGATCATCGGCTCGTTCTATGACTCCTGTGACAATCTCTTGATGGACCCGGACGCAGACGAGCAGGAGGACATCCTGTGGTGTGCCCGGCGGTGCGTTCACCCGATTGACGAAGTGGCGGCCCAGTATGGCCTGAGCAAAGAGGACCTAAAGGGTCATCTAGAGAGCTTCGTGGCCCGATCCCAAGAAGAAGACCGGGACTACAAGACCAAGAAGCAGAACGGCAAAACCAACGACCTGTGCGTTTACTGGAAGATTTGGTCTAAGACCGGATTCGGCCACACGCTCAAGGGATTCCCCAAAGAGTTTGCCGGGATGTTCGATGCCCTTGGTCAGAACTGCTATGTGGTTGTGGCAGAAGGCGTAGATTTCCCTTTGAATTGCCCCAAGGAAATAGCCCTTGAGCAGCCAGACGAGACGGGCCTTCCAAACAGCCTTTTCACCAAGAGCCGCTGGCCCATTCCCTACTACGCGGACATCAATGGCTGGCCTTTCACTCCGCTTCAGTTCCACAGAAAGCCGGGGTACATCTGGCCCATCTCCCATCTGAAGCCGGGTCTGAGTGAGCTTAAGTTCCTGAACTGGGCCATGTCCTTCTTGGCGGGCCGCATCATGGTGTCCTGCAAGACCATGGTGGGCGTGGCCAAGGCTGCCGGGGATGACATTAAAGACCAGATTCTCAAGCACGAAGAGTCTGGGTTTTCCCTTGTGGAACTCTCTGAAACGCTCGGACGGTCAGTCAACGACATTGTTTCAGTGTTTCAGATGCCCAACGTCTCGCAGGACGTATGGACCATTTTGCAAGCCGTCTCTGAGATGTTCGACAAAAGGGTCGGACTTACAGAGTTGGTCTATGGAATGACTCGCAACCAGTTTAGGTCAGCCGCAGAGGCACAGGTCAAGTCTGAGCAGATTTCAGTAAGGCCGGATGACATGGCCAATGTACTGGAAGACGCTATGTCCACCTTGTCTAGGAAAGAGGCCTTGGCTGCCCGTTGGCTCCTCCAGCCCCAAGACGTTGCCCCTATCCTTGGACCGCTTGGGGCTCAGGTGTGGAGCGGGATCATCCAGCAGATCGACGTTCACGGTCTTGCCCGGGAGTTTGACTACAGGATCGAGGCCGGTTCTGCCCGCAAGCCGAACAAGGCGGGCAGAGTCGAGCAGATGAACTTGGCCATGCAGAATCTTGGGCCACTTCTCCAAGGCCTCCTCCCCATGGGCCAAGTGGGCCCCATGAATGCCCTCCTGTCGGATTGGTGCAAGTCGCTCGACCTTGACCCCAAGCCGTACATGATCCCCGAGCCGCCCCCGCCGCCGCCTCCCGGCCCGCCACCCGGACCTCCAGCCGGTGAGAGCGGGGCTTCGCCCGAAGAGAGCGGCGGCGGGGCTCCCCCTCCTGAGCCACAGCAAATGCCACCGGAGTTTCAGTAATGCACGGAAACAGCGTAGACCCGGAACTGCGGTTTCCTTGCACGTTGGATTGGTGTCAGCACGGCCACTATCAGCGACATTTCCGCTGGAAGAAGTTGGAGGACTACATGAACAAACAATTCATGCCAATTGAAATCCTAAATGCCCCTGCCCACGTTCAGCAGCACTACATCAAGGTGCTTGCTATGGGCTATGGAGAGAGGTGGGCCACGATGGTGGCATTGCAGCAGCCCCCGGGCACCAAGGGCACCGACCGCGCCTTTCAAGAGGGCCGCCTTGCTGGCAACCAGTGGGACGAACTGCCTCCCCGTCAGGCCAAGAAGATGATCCGAGAGGCCAAGGCGGCAGGCATCAACATCTCTGGAAAGCAATATGTAAGCGGGTTGGCCAACAAGCTTGGGCATTGCGACCCTATGGCTTGGGTGTCTGATCTGTCTGATGTGAAGAGGGTTGCCAAGGCTAGGAACCTCAACGTCACGGGCATGGTCAACATGGAGGCCACCGAGCTTCCCGTCATCAGGCACGACCTGAACCCGCGAATCGCCAAGGAGCTTGCCAAGAAAGAGATCGCCAAAAACCCCAAGCTTTCTATGGCCGCTGCCCTTGAGAAGGTCAAAGAAAAGCACGCCCCCCGCTGGAAGAAGCCTGCACGCTGACGCCCCTGCCCGTACATAAAAGAGGTAGGAGCGTCCCATGTCTCTTCCAGCCATCCCCTGCCACTCGCCCTCGACTTTCTCCAACTGCGCCTCCGATGAGCGGGGCTACTGGAAAATCCGGGTACGGCAAGACACCGCAGAAAACTGGGCCAAGAACGACCCTGTTCTTGCCTCTGGTGAGTTTGGCTATGTGATTGGCTCTGCCAATCCGGGCCAGCTTCTGAAGATTGGCGACGGCACCCTGCGGTGGAGCCAGCTTCCTTGGCTCATGGCCACGGGTAACTCCGGGCCCCCGGGTCCAGTCGGCCCTCCCGGCGGGAACATGGCCCTGACCATTCAGGCCAACGAGCCAGCCGTTGCCCCTCTGGGTGACCTGTGGCTCCAGCCTGTTTCAGCCAGTTCAGCCAACCTGTTCATCTCCAACGGGTTTGACTGGATTTCGGCAGGCTCTGCGGGCGGTGCAGCGGGCACCATCGACACCACGGCATTCAGCTATGGCAACCCACCGTACACGGGCGGTGCCACATACATTCCGCCCAACTCCATTGCCGCCAATCCCAGCCCGGCGTACCCGCTTCAGGAGTACATCAACAGGCTGGAAGCTGCCCTGCGGAGCGGCCAGATCGCCAACTCAGGAAGCAGCACTGCCCTGTGGAGGCTGACGGTTGGCTCAAGCGTCACCATCGGCGGCCTTCTCAGCGTGGCTGGTGGCATCCGATACGGTGGAACCCTTGGGCCGATCACCAGAGCGGACGAGGAGCCCGAGTACACAGGCGGCTTTGAGCTTCCCCCTCCGACCCAAGACGGCTACCTCCGGGCCGATGCCGACGATAACAACTGGTACTTCCACGATCCGGTCATTGTCTCGGACACCCAGCCGCCGGAACCCCCGGTAGTTGGAACTCTCTGGGTCTATCCCGATGGTACGGCCCCGTCCGAGAACTTCAGCTTTGTCAACCCTCCGGCCTACGCCGACGCCCCCATAGTCGAGCAACCCAACGGGCTCTCCATTGGCCTGTCCCCAGACGGTCAGGAAATCCACCAGCCCTACATGGTTGGCGGCATCCCGGTACTCGTCAACGGCAAGCGGTACTTGTTCCCGCTGATCGAGGCCCCGGCATTTGCCCCCGGGTCAGAGCCCACGCCCCTGTTCACCTACGACGATGACCCGATCACCCAGCAACTGAACGGCACCATCATCGGCATGAACGCTGATGGCACAGAGGTCACCCAGCCCTACATGGTGGGTGGCATTGCCGTCATCGTCCAAGGCAAGCGTTATTTGATCCCCGTCCTTGAGGAATAGGTCATGCCCGCCCC